CCCAAACTACATTTAATAATTTCACTACCAAAAATTACAATAAATCCCTCAATAAGGTATTTCAAATAGAATGGTCTTTAAATGAAGATAACGAAGATCATAATACTAAAACTCTTAGAGGGTTAGAATATCAATTACCTGGTATTAATAATTTCTTTCCTAATAAAAATCAATTTGGTTTAAAATATGGAGTAGTAAAAATAGGGGAAACCTCTAGAGTATACCCTACAGGGGAAATAATTCCTAAAGTTTTACCTGCTTCTTACCAAATAGGAAACAAACAAATTAATAGTATAGATAACCCAAATGTTCCTACTCATGAGTATTGTGGGAATTGTATTTTTAACCAAAAGGGTAATTGTCATAATTGGCATGCTAGTATAAAAGAACAATATTGGTGTAGAGCTTATAAATCAAAATTGGATCCCGAAGAATAGTTTTGTATATTTGAGATATGTACTATCTCATAGAAACTGAAGATCAATTAGAGCGTTTTTTTAAAGATGAGGGTAATGAATGTTACCTTCAATTTATTACAAATAATGACGAGGTACACCCTAAACTACAATCTCTGTGTGCTTTATATATTTACTCCTTTAGTAAGGAGAAGGGATTTATTATTAATATAAACCACCCCGAGGCATTTGAATTAGATTTACCATTAAATTATTTGAAATCTTATACGAATATATTCGTAAAGGAAAAAATAAAATCATTACTCTACATCCCCCAACTCCCTTATACAGATATACAATCAATATATTATTTACTAAAAAATGAACCACTAGGTCCCCTACCAAAAACTGGCGCTCATGCGTTTTATGAGCGCAAATTTGGCGCAAATAACGTGAATAAAATCATTCCTATTGCAAAGCACTATGAGGCGTTGACTCAAGAATTTAATGCGTTATACCCGTATATTAGTAATTATAAGAGTGAAGAATCTAATAAATGGTATAACGAAATTCTCACACCAACTTTATCTAAAATGGTAAGTGAAGGATTTAAAATCAACAATACCTTTAGAAAACACTTTGAAATCAATGAAAAATTTAACATCAAAGAAGACAAAATATATGGTTGGTATAATTTTTGCACTACAACAGGACGTCCTACAAACAATTTCAACAAAATCAATTTTTCAGCATTAAAACACGATAGTGGAGAAAGGGATGCTTTTGAAGCTAATAACGATGTTTTAGTTGAAATGGATTATGAGGGTTACCACCCAAGAATTATAGCTTACCTTATAGGACATTATATAGATGAGAAAGAATCTGTACATACTCAACTAGCAAAAATGTATTATGAAACAGAAGAGATTGATGATGAAATGTATAAGAAGAGTAAAGAATTAACATTTCAACAAATGTATGGGGGTATATCTAAAAAATACCTTAAACACGAGTATTTTAATAAAACACAAAAATTTATAGATGCTTTATGGGATGAATTTAATCAAAAAGGATATGTTAAAACCTTAATTGCAAGACGTAGGCTTTTAAAAGGTAATTATAAAAATATTACCCCACAAAAATTATTTAATTACTATATTCAAGCATTTGAGACGGAATATAATATTACTTTATTATCGCGAATATTTAAATTTTTAGAGGGAAAGAAATCTAAAATGGTATTATATGTGTATGATTCTATGTTATTTGATTTTTCTTTAGAAGATGGGAAAGAAACCCTTCAATCTTTAAAACAATTAATCTCATCTGACTTTCCTATTAAAATAAAGAGGGGCGACACATACTCTTCTCTTAGGGCCCCTTGATATTTATGGTGTGAACAACATAATTCACACAATGAACAATAAACTTTATTGCACCTTTATTCAAGAGGAAGAAGTAGATGTAGTTATAAAAGAAATAGTAGAGGGGTACGACATTTTATTCAATAAAATATTTGTTCTGTCCTCTTTAGATGAGGATAAATTAATGTTAACTTATAATATTGACATACCTCATAGTAATTATAATTTACACCTCCCTAATACCATTCTCGTCCATAGAAAAAAACAAACTAATACATTATATACTATAAATGCTTTAAATGAGGTTATAAAATATTTAAATAATGGTGTTTTAGATACTTCATACCAAGTTGATTGGAGTAATTTTCGTAATTCTCTTTTATTAACTCGTCCTGGTGGGTTTAAAAAAGTAAGAACACGTTTGAAGGATATTATAGAGACCAAATAATAAAATAAAAGGTTATGGCATTATCAAAATATGTAGGCAATACTCCACTTATCCCCATTAGATTAGGAGGATACACAGTATGGGGTAAATGTGAATTTATGAATCCTGGGGGTTCCGTTAAAGATAGAATGGCAACATATATCTTAGATGATGCCGAGGATCGCAAACTTATAAAGAAAGGTGATACTTTAATAGAAGCAACCTCAGGTAATACGGGAATTGCTTTTGCTATGTTAGCGGCAGAGAGGGGGTATAAAATGAAGATTGTAATGCCTTCTAATATGTCTAAAGAGCGAAAGCAAATGTTAATGTTTTATGGAGCAGATTTAATACAAGTAGAGGCTGGAGACTTTGATGGAGCAATAGAAACTAGAGACACTCTAGCAGAATCCTTTGGGTGGTTTAATTGTAACCAATTTCATAACCCTTTAAATATACTAGCACATTATAATACAACGGGTCCCGAAATCAATAAACAATTTAGAGAATTAACATCTACAGATTATAAATTAACGTGGCCCCAAGCGTTTGTTGCAGGGACAGGAACAGGGGGGACTATTATGGGTTGTGGAGAGTATCTTAAAGAAAAATTCCCAGGAATAAATCTAGTAGCAGTTGAGCCTGCTGAATCAGCTGTTATGTCAGGGGGAGAGCCAGGCCTACATGGAATTCAAGGGATTGGAGATGGAAGTAAGTTCTTAGTGGATTTAAATAAAATAAATGATATTAGGACTGTACATACAGAGTGTGCAAAAAAAGTAGCAAAACATTTAGCTTTAAAATATGGTTTATTTGTTGGAATATCCGCGGGAGCTAACGTAATGGCATCATTTCAATGGTTAAGAGATAATAACCAAAAGACAGCTATAACAATCCTTTGTGATAGGGGAGAAAGATATTTTAGTTGCTTATAAAAGCCCCCTGGAAAAATTTGGTTTTGCTGGTCTAAGTTCGTATATTTCGTCAAAATTAACAGGTCATGAATCTAGATGAAATTAGAAAGCGTATGGACCGCTTACAAAATAAGTCCAATGGAAAATCCGGTAGCGATTTTAAAAAGAATTTTTGGAAACCACCAAGTGGTGAAAAATCTGTAGTGCGTATTGTACCATATAAGCATAATAAAGATGTTCCTTTTACGGAGCTATATTTTTACTTTGGTATTGATAAACCTAGAATGTTAGCCCTATCAAATTTTGATGAGTCTGATCCCATTTTAGAGTTTGCCTCTAAACTTCGCAAAACAAACGATCCAGATAATGTTGCTCTTGCTAAAAAATTATTCCCTAAAATGCGTATTTTAGCACCAGTATTAGTACGTGGTGAGGAAGATAAAGGCATTCGCTTTTGGGAATTTGGGAAGATGGTATATCAAGAACTTTTAGGAGTTATGATGGATGAAGATTATGGCGATATTACAGATATTGCTGCTGGTAGAGATATTACAGTTGAAGTTATTCCTGCTAAAGAAACGGGTAAAATGTATGATACTACCACAGTTCGTGTTAAACCAATCCAATCCCCCATTTCTAAGAATGGTGAAGACGCCGAGGGATATCTTGAAAATCAGAAAAACGCTGTAGAGTTATTTAATAGATACTCATTTGATGAAATGAAAGCATCTCTTCAAAAATATCTAGCCCCATCGGAAGAAACAGAAACTGTTATAGCTTCTGAACCCGAAAAAGGTAAAGTTGATCTTGATTCTAAAATAGACGATTTATTTAACTAATATGGCTAAAAAATCCAACAAACCAACCCCCGAGGGAGGAAGCCTTACTGAAGAACTAGCAGTATCTCTAAATAAAAAGTTTAAGAAAGAATACAACCAAGTTGCATATTTCCTTAATGGGGGAGAAGAATCGCCAACAGATGTTACGTCGTGGGTATCTACTGGATGCACACCTCTTGACTTAGCGATTTCTAACAGACCAAACGGGGGTTTGCCTGTTAGTAAAATTGTTGAGATTACGGGCCTAGAGCAAAGCGGTAAATCCCTCCTTGCAGCCCACGTTATAGCTTCTACACAAAAACAAGATGGTGTAGCAATTTATATTGATACTGAGTCATCCCTAGATGCTCAATTTTTGACCGCCATAGGAGTTGATGTTGATAATATGCTTTATATCCCCCTCAATACAATTGAGGACGTATTTGAAGCTATGGAAGACATCATCATTAAGATTCGCGAGAAAAATAAAGATAAATTAGTTACAATTATTGTTGATAGTGTAGCCGCTGCCACTACTAAGATTGAATCCGCTGCTGATTATGATAAAGATGGATATGCAACTGCAAAAGCCATTATTATGTCTAAATCAATGCGTAAGATTACTAACTTAATAGGTAAGCAAAAAATCCTGTGTGTATTCACAAATCAGTTACGACAGAAACTAAACGCTATGCCTTTTGGTGATCAATACACAACATCAGGAGGTAAAGCTTTACAATTCCACGCTTCAGTTCGCTTACGACTCAAAGGAGTAGGTAAGATTAAAGAAAAAGTTAATGGAGTTGATATGGTAGTTGGCCAGGAAGTAGAATGTGTGGTTGTAAAAAACCGCCTAGGCCCCCCTAATCGAAAAGTACGCTATAGTGTATTTTACGATTCTGGGATTGATGATGTTTTTGGTACTTTAAAATTACTTAAGGAATATAGCATTGTAAAACAGGGTGGAGCATGGTATAAATACACTACAGCAGATGGCGAAACCCATCAGTTTTTAGCTAAAGAATTTGGTGATTTATTAGAAAGCCACCCAACAGCTAAAGAAGAATTATATAAGGAACTTTGTGACAAATATATTATGAAGTACCGACATGAAAAAGAAGACAATTTAGACCGTGATCCCGATGAAACTATAATAGAGAATGAATAAATTTGAAGACATTTTAAACGATATAACTTTAGAAAAGAAGCACCCTAATGACAGGGTGCTTCTTATTGATGGGTTAAATATTTTTTTAAGAGCATTTGCAGTAAATGGCTCCTTAAATGAAAAGGGGGTACCAGTAGGGGGTATCACAGGCTTTATGAAATCTCTAGCATTTGCTATTCGTGAAATGGATCCTACCAGAGTTATCGTAGTTTATGATGGTGCTGGGGGTAGTAAAAGAAGAAAAAAAATAAACCCTAATTATAAATCTAATCGTACTCCTAAACGGGTTACTAAATTTGATGCCTTTAATTCACTAGAGGAGGAAAAAGAAGCAATGAAAATACAGTTTAGAAGATTACTTAGTTACTTAGAATTACTTCCCATTGATGTTTATGGTATAGATAATGTAGAAGCTGATGATGTAATAGCTTATCTTTCACAAAATATATTTGAAAATGAAGTCATCATTATGTCTGCCGATCAGGATTTTCTACAACTTGTAAATGATAGAATTGTTGTTTGGTCACCTAATAAACGTAAATATTATACCAAAGAACAAATAATGACAGAATATGGTATTCCTGCTCATAACTTTTTAATGTATAAATGTTTATTAGGAGATAAATCAGATAACCTTGAAGGTATTAAGGGATTAGGAGCTAAAAAAATGACTAAGGTAATACCTGAAATCACTGGTAAAGAATTAAATTTAGATTATCTTGTACATTATGCTACAACTCAAGATACTTTAATGCATAAACGCATAGTAGAAAATAAAGATACTTTAGAGATTAATGAAAAAATGATGTCTCTTAAAGATCCCTTAATATCTGGTACTATAAAAATCCAAATAAACGATTTATCTTCCCTTCCAATGAATTTGCTTCATCGAAATGATTTTGTTATGTTATATAATACAGATTATATGGGGAATAATTTACAAAACCCCGACATTTGGCTAACTGAAAATTTTCTTAAATTAAATAATCTTGCAAAGATAACACATGAGTAAATTAGAGCAATACGGACATAATTTTCAGATTAAAACATTATCGTCCCTTATTAAGGATAAAGAATTTCTCCAACAAGTAGCAGATATTGTTTCACCCGATTTTTTTGATAACGAAGCTAATAAATGGATTATATCTAAAACTCTTGAGTATTTTAATGAATTTAGGACTACCCCTACAATGGAGGTATTTAAGGTTGAAGTAGAAAAAATCAGAAATGAAATCCAACAAGTTGCTGTAAAAGAACAATTAAAAGAAACTTTTAAATCTACTAATTCTCCAGATCTTGATTATGTTAAACAAACATTCTTAGACTTTTGTCGCAACCAAACATTAAAATCTGCACTACTTTCATCAGTAGACTTACTAGAAATGGGGAATTATGAAGATATTCGTCGCCTTATTGACAATGCTTTAAAAGCAGGTATTGAAAAAAATATAGGACATGATTATATGGATGAAGTAGAAGAAAGATATAAAGAAGAAGCAAGAAACACTATAGAAACCCCTTGGAGTGAAATCAATAATATTTTAGGGGGAGGATTAGGAACAGGTGATTTAGGTCTGTTAGTAGGAAACCCAGGAGGTGGTAAATCATGGGCACTTGTTGCATTAGGTGGACACGCAGTCAAATTAGGATACACAGTCTTACATTATACTCTTGAATTATCTGATTTTTATGTTGGGCAAAGGTACGATGCATTCTTTACAGAAATACCGGTAAATGAAATTAAGATTCACAAACAGGAGGTTAAAAAAGAACTTGAAAGCTTAAGAGGAAAATTATATATCAAACAATATCCTGCGGGTA